CTCCTTGTGAAAAAGCAAGCATCTCTGCATCTACTACTTTCATAAAAGGTATAACTCCAGTACTCTCAGAGCCTTTTGAAGTTTTTGTTCCTTGTGATCTAATAGAACTCCAAGAACCACCTATGCCACCACCAAAAGATGATAGGTATGCATTTTCTGTGTAGTGTTCTGTTATACCTTCTCGGCTGTCATCTACATAGTTTAAAAAGCAACTTATTGGTAAACCTCTTTGTGTACCACCGTTTGATAATACTGGTGTAGCAAACATAAACCACTGCTTACTAACATAGTCATACAATCTTTGTGCATGAGCCTCGTCGTCAGCAAAAGCTTCTGCAGCTCGTGCAAATGCTTCTTGCGGTGATTTTTCATCTCCCACCATATATCTTTCTTCTAGAGTTCTCAAACTGAACTCCTCTAGTAAAGAATCTTTACTATAATCAATCTCTATTTTCATTCAAATATCCCGTTATTTGTGAGGATAAATCCTCTAAGTTCATGTCTGCTTCGATTAGTGCTTGTTCTGAATAACTCTCTAAATCCATGAGTTCAGCGTTAAGTAATAATCTTTCCACATTTTCGTTTAGAGACTGTATGAATTTGTACTTGCTATCGATTGGACAGCTATTGTATATATCATATAAGTCTCCATAATCATTGATAAGAGTTACTGCACGTTTTGGTCCTATACCAGCAATTCCTGGTATGTTATCTCCTGTGTCTCCCGCTAAGCATTTCATAGTCAGATACATATCTGGCTCAACATCATAGTGGTCTTCCCAATTATCAATTGTTATTTCTTTTCTAGTTACTGTGGAGAATCTAGAAACTCCGTCTTGTATAAGTAAGTCCCAGTCTCTATCTGATGATATCAACCATATATTATCTATACCAAATTCTTCTTTCTTTCCGACTATCCATGCGGCTAAATCATCAGCCTCTAGTCCTTTTTGTTTTATTGTTAAATGTCCTTTCTTTTTTAATTGAGAGAAGGCATTTGAGAACTCACCCATAAACTGGGCAAACTCTGCTTTTTCTTGTTCAGTTTGCTCTGCATACTTATCCTTCCGATTCATCTTGTAATCGGGATAGATATTTTTCCTGTAGGTACTTCCACCATCAGCTAATACTATAATGTTTCCACAGTTATAGGATTTAGCTAGACTCTCAACGGTTCTCACATAGTCGTATTTGTACTCGAGTTGTTTAGAGTGCTTCCACCTAAATGCAACATTTAGTCCATCAACTATTAATAAGTTCCCATTCTGAATCTGGTTCCCAAGGCTTGAGAAGGTTATCGCCATTTGTAAACTCCAAGTTCTCTTTTTCTAGCCACTTTTCTGCGTTCATTACATATGCACCGAGCCAGTTTATGTGCATATATCTTTTTTCTACTAAGGGTTTGCGTGTTGTTATCACAAACCAATTAGAGTAATTCTGTTTCATCAGTATCAAGGGTTCTTGTTCCATCTGCTGTGCTTGTTTTATAGCTTTGTTCCACCATACCACAATATTATTACTCTTTTGGGTGAATATCTTTTCGTTCAACCCCATGTTTTTATAGTGTTTTACTTCTATAAGAAACAAATTATGTTTATTCTCAACATATAAATCACCTTTTATTTTACCACTTCCGCTACCAGGCGTCTGTGTAAAGTCTAATTGCGTATGTCGTCTGAGCATTGCTGCTACTTCTTTTTCTGCTTTTGTTCCTTTTTGTCTTGCGTTTACCATGTTTCCTTTTAGTACAATGGGGACAAACTGTCCCCACTTGAATGTATATTATATAACCTAGTGTGGGACACTCATGAATTATGAATGTGTCCACTACTCCAGTCTACTTATATTGTCCTCTTTTATAACTTCTATTTTAGCAAGAAGTGGGTGAGTCCAGCCGTGCGAAACTATGTATGTATTCAAAGTTTCTTCCAATAGTATCTCTACTAGTTTCTCTCTACCTTGGTCGTCGAGAACTGCTATCACTTCGTCAAGAAACAAAGTATTTATTTGTGAGCTAGAAATACTACTCATTAACTTGCGAATAGCAAGTAGAGTAGCAGTGTTCACTCGTGCAAGTTCACCACTCGATAAGGCTAGAATATCTACTACATTTGCATTATCTGTAATCTCAACATTTAACTTATCATTTGTTACTACAAACTCCAAGCTGAATCGACCATCAGACAATTCTGCCAGATATTCATTTGTAAGATTCTCTAAATCTTTTACTAGATTCTCAATCTTATAAGCAAGTAGACCATTGGTACTAAAAGCTTTTTTAAGTATTTCTAAATGGGCAGAAGTTTCTTCAACCTTGCCCAAAGCTGCGACAATCTCTTCCAATTCCAACTCAAAACTTTCTGTCTGTTCTTGAATTATATCAAGCCTTGTGTTGTGTCGCTCTGCGACGATATTGTCAGCCGCAATTTTTTCAATGTCTCGTTTAACTTGCGTTATACGGGAAGAAATCTCGTCAATTTTGGAAGACAGCTCATCTCCGTCTAAAATTTGAGAAGGTAGAGAAGTGTCCAAATCACGAATATAATCTTCATACTGCCGTTGCAGATTTCGTGCAATTATCACATTCTTATTATGCTCATTTGCGTCTGCAATTCGTTCTCTTAGCACCACTTGGTTATTGTGTGCGTTAGTTCGTGCATTAAGATAATCTAGATTAAGTTCTTCGAGCTTTTCGCCATCTATCTCTTGCTCACAGGTTGGACACCTATCTTCAAGTGTGTCAAGCTTATCCATATGCGCTTGGGCTTCAGCCTCTTTGGAACTAAATGTTCCAAGTTGCTGCAACATAGCGGTCGTGGAAATCTCTTCCTCGACAGGCATACGAAGGTCGTTCGACTCGAGCTCTTCTAGATTCTCTTTTATAAAATTATTATCTATAATTTTTTTATTTGTCTCAGAGATTTTTTCAAAATCGTTTCGTAATGAACCTAATTGTGTTTCGTCACTTTCTGAGATTTTTGGCAGATTTAATATTGGAAGTATATTGATACTCTCTAATTTATTTTCTTCTAACCATTTTACTATTGTATCACACTTACTGTTTAAGCCATTGATTTCGAGTGTTACTTCTCGAGATGCCTCTTTGAATATTTCAAAGAATTCTACATATTCTTCTAGCTTTAATAGATCAATAAGAAACTTTTTTCTGTTTGTATCTGTCGCAGTTAGAAACTGTAGTGATGTGTTCGTATTCTGATACACAAGTTGGGTAAATGTTTTGAAATCTAACCCAAGTAGATTTTGTACTGTGTTATAGGTATTCGTTGCCGTATGGCTTGATATATCCTCTCCAGCTTTATAAAGTTTACACTTTATACTCGCCTTACGAGTTACATCAATCTCATAATCTATATCATCAACTTCAAATTTAAGATTAATCCAATACCCGTCTTTGATAAAACGGTTTTGAATCTCTTGTTTCTTTATTCCTTTGCTGTTTTTATTAAAGAGTACTTCTTCAATAATAAGTGGTATGGAAGACTTGCCCATGCCATTTGTCCCAACAAGTTGGGTAAGATTACTGTCATTGAGATCAAGAATATTTCCTTTGCCATAACTAAAGCAGTTATCCCATTGTAGAGTTTTTAGAATAATCATTAAATACTCCCATTATATTCTGTATTTTATCATCTGTTAAATTAAGTATAGCACTTAGATACTCAACTAATTCTTCATCCATTGTCATCTCTTTAAGATTTAATGTAGATTCGCTATTTCGTTTTATTACTTTCTTATCGAGTAATTCAGAGTTCTTCACTGTTGCAAGGTCTGCCACATCACCTTCAATCTCATAGATTGTATGATGAAAGTCCGTGGGAATCATGTCCGCAGGGTCTGTTACAGTCTGTCGTAACAGTTGGGGAAGGTCAAACTTATGCCAAGTCCACTCTGTGTATTTGTCAATCATTAAGTAACCTGTCTCAACTGTATTTCTGTGAAAAGAAGTAGTCATTGGTGAGCCAGGATAAACTATATTTAGTTGTGTATTTGTGTGGCTATGTAAATCTCCTGCATAAACTACAGGAAATGCACTAAACCTGCTGAGATCAACCTCAGGTGTTACATGAGGTGGTATTTCACCACGCACATGAGTATACAGAGGTTTGTTTGGGTTACACTCTTCTATGCCGCCCTTCTTGTGAAGGTCAACATATGGTAGTATCGTACCCCATTCGTACTCCGTAGTCTCGTCAATTATTTCAACGAGAGGGTTAACATCTTGGGTTGCTCTCTTAAGATTCGAAAAGAAAGTCTTGTATTTCTTTGTAGCTTCATGGTTACCATCATAAATGATAGTGGGTACCTTTACTCCTCTGACAAAGTCAAAGTATAGTGTAAGTTCATCCATTGAAGGTACTCTGTCAAACAAGTCTCCTCCTATAATATGCATATCGACTTGACTTTCTAGTTCGTAGATTTTCTCAAAGAACATATCAAATCTTGCACACGCCCAGGGAAGCGGCACATTCTTTTGCCCTAGCTTTAAATGCCAGTCTGCCGTAAATAAAATCATGCTACGAACTCATCTCCAGGCTGCCATGAGCAACCTGTTAATCCACCAGCCTGTAAGGCTTGTAGTGTTCGTAAAATTTCATCTGCATTTCTTCCTGTATCTAATGCATTTACTGATACATGTTGGATTACTCCTTCGGGATCAATTATAAAAGTTGCTCTGTAGTGTACTCCATTGTCTTCGTCAACTATTCCTAGTTTGCGTCCAAGTTTAAGACCTGCGTCTGCACAGAGAACATGACTGATATTACGAATATCAGCATTTTGTTGTTTCCATGCAAGTTTACAGAACTCGTTATCTGCACTGACACCGATAATATCTGCATCATGTACAAGTTTATCCATATCTACAATCTCTGTAGGACATATAAATGTAAAGTCTTTTGGATAAAAGTACATTACTGTCCATTCGTTCAATAGTATGTCGACATCAACAATAGTATCTGTATCGTTAACTCCTAACATACTGAAGCTTGGGAACTGGTTTCCTACTGTAAGCATAATACTCTCCTAAGAAATGTTGAACTCATCTGACACTTCGTCAGGTGTTTCGGTTCCAGAAGGTGTAGTAACTCTTTGTAAGAGTTCTAATTGAGCATCTCCTGTAGGTCTAGGTAATACATCATCCATAGACTTAAGATCAGCAATAGCTGCTGTCTCGTCTTCGGTTAACGGTCTTGGTTTACATTTAAGAGCTTGTAGTCTGTACTCAACATTAAATGCCATAGGTCCAGTTTTAACTCTTTGGAAACATATATCCCATCCTGTTTCAGGATCAGTAGGGTCACCTAAGTCTTCAGCAGCAACCATAATTTGCTCCCAAAGTTTTTTCTTTAGATTTACTACTTTTACTGCTCCGTCAGTTGAGTCGATACACTGGAGTGCATATGCCCAACCACATTTAAGATCTGGAAAGAAGTCTCTCACATGATCTTTTTCCAAGTTATTAAATGTTTCTGTCTCTCTATCGAAAGCTAGACACTCCATAGGAATGTTTTTAGCGTTCTCGCCTTTGATCCAGTATACATATCTTGGTAAAATATCTCCCACTAGACGGAATTTGTTGTCTCCTTCTGTGTACTGATATTGATTAATTTTATTCTTTTGGGCTTCGCCCTTGACCTGATTAAATTTTATAGCCATTTTTTATTTTCTCCATTTTGCGTTATCTTCAAACTTGAAATGAATTCTATCATCTTTTATTTGAAGAAGTCTGTTGTCATTAATTATTTCCTCCATTATAGGCAAGTGAATCAACTGTAAAGCTGTGTCACCAGTTGCTTTATAATGGTGGTAGTTGCGATAGGAAGCTATGTTTAAATAAACTGCTGCTTCCAAATTACTGTAGTTTCGTCTTTCGACTAATAGCTGTTTTGGATTAACCAAAAAGCTATCCCCATAGAAACTTTTGCCGTAGTATTTATAAGTTGGGTCCTTATAACTAGATGGCATAGGTTTATGAGTTAAAATGTGTACTATAGTCATAATTGATGCGGGATCGCCTTCGGTCACGCTCATTATTTTGTTCATATCATATTTTATCATTATATTATATCAAAATTTTATGCTCTTGTCAAGCATTATTTTTCTATGGTCTTTATAAGGTTGAAATCTCATATCCTTGTTTTATATAGTAGCCTGTCCTAGCCGTAGCTTGTCGACTTGCTGTTTTGCCAATTAGTTGTATATCCACTACTGTAGGTTGTATTTTATCGGGGTACTCTCTTATTACCCTACCAATTAACTGTGTAAGTAGTGGCTCGTTATTTACTGGAGTTCCAAGTATTAAGCAACTAAGAATATCTAGTGAGATGCCCTCAGAGAAAATACTCTGAGTCCCAAACAGTATGTCTTTGTCTTCAAATACTTGTTTCATTATGTCTGCTCTGTTTTCGTGTGGTATGTCTCCAGTCACACAAACTGCATTGTCTCCTACTAAGTTATAACAACTTTTTAGAAAGTCAACTCGATCAGACACTACCAATACTTTATGACCTTTTGCGGCGTATGATGCTGCCGTCATAGCAATAGAATGTTGGTACTCTGGGTTATAAGCCAGCTCATTTACTCTATTGGCCCAAGGTATTGAGTTTCCATCCATAAACCGTATTGGAAGTTTTAGGATATCAATTTTTGGGATTATATAATTTTCCTTTGGTGGTTGAAAGATATTGTCTCCAAAGTAATCTCTGAACACAACATGTTTACCATCTTTTCTTTGTAGCGTACCCGATAGTCCTATCTTATATCTAGCACAAGACTTATCTATAATTCTTGCAAAGGTTGGACTACTAACATGATGCATTTCATCAAGTATAATAGTTCCAAACTCTTGTCTTATTTGTTCAATCTTTCTGTATAAACTCTGTACATTTCCGACTACGATAGGAGCATCTATATTAAATGTCCCACTACCAATAATCCCAGGTGCAAATCCAAATACTTTTTTACATTCAGTTTCCCACTGTTTTCTTAAAGTTAAAGTATGTGTAACTACTAGTGTTTTCTGTCCGAGCTTACCAGCTATTGCTAAAGCCGTAAATGTCTTTCCCCAACTTACCCAAGCGTTAATTATACTACTGTCTTCGATTTCATCATAAACCTTTTGCTGGCTTGGTCTTAATTCAAACTTGAATGTGGGAAACTCTACTGGTTTCAGGGTTCTCTTATCTTTTATTTCGTGGTCTTGTGGGATTAAATCCTCTCTACCAGCTGGAATAGATATCATTCCTTGTTTAATCATTGCCATGTTCTTAATAATGAATGGCGGGTCTCCATACTTAAATGAAGGTATAGCATAAGTTAACTCAGTATCGATTTTCTTCTGAGTGTGCGGAAGCACCTCTAGATAGATTCGGTTACTAAGTACTGCTTTCATTTTATCCAGTGTACTCCTTGTAATTCTTTTATATCAGACCATACAAACCATGCATAGTCTATTGAGTCTGTTCCTTTACCTGTAAATGATGGTCTTTTACTTAATATAAATAGTCCATCAGGTGGGAACTGTTGCCAAAAGTCATATCTTTTCTGACTCCCTAAAAAATTTATTCTCAATAGCATTATTACTGTAGGAGCACAAGCTAAAGCGTGTTCTATAAATTCTTGCGCTAAGGAAAATGGAGGGTTAGTAAATACTAAGTCTACCTCGCCATCATAGTCAAAGAAGTTTTTTCCTTCTTCTATTTCTGAGTATGTTGTTTCTATTCCTTTATTTTCTAGAAATGATACTATTCTACCATCTCCTGCTCCAGCTTCATGAGCTGTTTTAAACTGACTCCAATCTATAGGCAAGTGCTCATAGCACCAAGGTGGTGTAGGATAAAAATCATTTGGGTGTCTCATTCTACTTCTCCATATCTTTGA